AGGTAATGATTTTGATAGTTGTACTAATTCTGTTGGATTTAGTAACGCAATTCTTCCTTCTAAATATTCTATTTCTATTTCAAGTTCTTTTCTTCTCTTTTCTATTGCATCAGCACTCAAGTTTATTCCTGAAGATATACCTTTTTCAGCATCTTCCCAAGCCTGTTTATATGATTTTATATCTGCTGTTCTTGGAGCTGGTAATGAGTCTAATTCTTTTTTAAGAGAGTTAAGCCTTTGCTCTACTTGAGAATCATTAATCTTAATCATATTTTCTCTGACTTTTTCAAGCCTTTTATTGAGCCTGTCAACAGGAACATCCATTGACTTAAACAGATTAAGCATATCAAGTAATATTGTAACTCCACCTACTAGACTTAAAATACCAAAACCTTTTACTGCCATAGATAAACCTTTACTAGCAGTAGCTAATTTTGACATTCCTCGTACCACTTGTCCAGATGAAGCAGTCTTAAAGAAAGCACCTAAAGCCTTAACTCCAAGAACAATCTTACTTTTAGATAGAGCTAATGAAATTATTCCAATTGAAGCACCTATATTTGCTATATTAGATGGGTTTATTCTATCTAAAGCATTTGCAAGACCATTAAATACATTAACAACCCCTGCATGAGCTAAAAATGCACCCATTCTTTCCTGTAAATCTCCAAAGGCAGAATTTAAAGCCATCAATGAACCTTCAGCAGTTTGTCTAAATGTTTCACTCATTCCACCAAACTGTACATCCATTTCATCAAGTATCATATTTTGTGCAGATGTAATATCTCCCATCTTAACAAAATTCTTGATAAGTTCCTTTTGGTCTTTAGAAAACTGTATTCCAACCCTGCTTAATGCACTCAATCCTTTTACAGGGTCATTTAATGCTTTACCTAATTGGATTGTAGATGTTTTTAAAGTTTCAGTAGTAACATTGCCCTGATTCATTGCAATAGTTACATCAAGTATAGAATTTTGTGTACGAGTAAATACATCTCCACTAATTTGAGTAAAAGTGGCTAGTAAGGCAGATGATTCAATTATCAGTTCATCAGTAACACCTGTTGCTTTTTGTAATGTTCCTGCATATTCTATAAGTGAACTTGCAGTTTGTCCTGATGAATAGTTTGTAGATTCTAAAGCAGTAGCAAGAGATTTCTCTGCTCTTTCTTGTTGCCCATAGGCTGATATAAGTTTTAATACATTTCCTGCTGTTACTGAAAATCCAAAACTTGCAAGTAATAATTTAGAACGAAGAACTGAGAATGCACCACCAACATTTCTTTGACTTCTAACAGATAATATACCTAGTTTTTCATTTAATACAGTTCCTTGTTTGGTAGCCTCACGCATTGCTCGTTTCAATTGACCCATTGCACGAACATCACCTTTAACTGCTCTTTTAACAAGGTCAAGGTTACCTGTTAAATCTTTAAGAGTGATACCATGTTGTTTAGCAATAACATTTAAGTTACGCAATACTTCTTTATTTTTTTCTCTCTGTAGACGAAGTGATTCTAACTGTTTCTTTTCTTTTTCATTTTGAGATATTGCTTTTCTTCTTACAGCCTCTAATTCTTTTCTAGCATTTGTTAGTATTTTTATTTGTTGTGCATCAGCCTTATGACCTTCTTTTGCCAAAGTATCTAATGTATTGGCTTCCTTCTCAATACTTTTTATATCTAAGGCTCTTTGCTCCTGCCTCTTTTTATTTATTGCAGACTCAAATTTAGAAATCTGAACCTCACGAGTATGAACTTGGTTCATCTTCTTTATAGATTCAATTTCTTTCTTTCTTTGTGCTTCAACAAGAGATTGAACATTAGCCTTATCAGCCAATGCTATATTTAATGATTTTAGTTTTTCTAACTCACGCTTTCTTTGCTCGTCTTCTTTTTCTTTTTGCCTTTGTTCTTTTGCTTTTTGGGTTACTGATTTTTTAGTTTGCTCAGTATTTTCTTTTCTTGATTCAGTATTTTTATCTAAAGCCTTAGTATTCTCATTGATGGAATCAGTATTCTTTTTATTTGAAGTTGTATCTTGCTCCATCTTCGCAAGTCTATCTCCCATACCATCTTGAATTTTTCTTATATCATCATCTCTTTGACTCATTAGACCTACTCTTTTCTTTTTTAATTAAATTATTCTCTCGTTTAGCAAAAGCACTCCTAAATAAAAATGACTTTGCTATCCATCTTCTTGGCTGTTCTCCAAAGCTACCCTTATATGCAGGGATACTATATTCCTTACAGTACAGATATTTTTCAATATCTTGTTGAACCTGATTATCATGTATAATGTTAGGACAAGCAAAAAAGGGTAATTGCTTAAATATAGAATTTGCTATATCAAAACTTTTACCCTTACTCATATTAAATTCCTTTGTTTCTTTTATTAGTAAATCAACAACATCTAAAACATCTTGCTTATTGTTAAATTTCCTCCTTCTATCCTTAACACCACTAATAGGTATATTTGCTTTATATGGGAAACTATGAAAGTGACACCCCTCACACCAACTTTCTACAAGAACATTTAATTCAAGTATGAGGGAGTCTATTCCCCCAATTCTTGGTGCTTTTGGATTAGTATAACAAGCTCATTTTTCTCATCATCACTAAAAGACTTTAAAACCTTATCTGTAACTTCACCTGAAAGACCTTTTCTAAGCCATGCAGTTCTTGATTTAGCAAGACCAGTAATATAACTATTGCCACTATCATCATTCCTTAACACAGCAACATCATTACAATAGTCGATATCATCAATACTCATTTCAACGATTTCAACTTCTTTTTTAGATTTTAACTTTACGATTTTTTTTGACATTTTTATTCCTTTTTATTAGAATCCAATAGAAAATACTTCTGCAGTTCCACTTGAACCAAGTGCTTTTACAGATGCATCTAACATCATTGTATCACCCTCATTATAAGCAACGCTTGTAAGAACACCTGAACTTATTTTAAATCCAAAGTTACTTGCACTTACAGTAGAGTCTTCTGACAATTGAGTAACTGCTACACTACCTGAACCTGTTTGAGTTTGAAATGTTGCAATCAAAGGCTCTGTTAGGTTATCGTACTTAGCAGACATATCACAAGTAATATTCATTTCAGGAGCTCTTCCTATTACTTGATGACCACCTGCTTTAGTATATCCAACAAAGTAAGCATCGTTTTCAATGTTTAAGGCAAAAGAAGTAGGTATAACATCTGCAACACCATGCAATGTTCTAGTGTTATCTGCATCACTCATAAGTATATCAGTTTCAACCATAGCACCCATTGTTATTCCTGAACTTGTAACATTTAAGTCACTTGTTCCAATAACTGCACCTGTTTTTAAAGTAGCAGTAAATTTAACTCTACCACCCTCAGTTCCCATATCACCTGTAATATTAAAAGCAGTACAAACACAATCAGGAAGTACAATACTACCATCTGCTTCAGGAGATTTGATTCCTACAGTTAATAAAACATTAGATGTTCCAGAAACATCAAACTCATCACTTGCACCTGAAACTCCCAAAGAAATAGGAGAGTAATTATTTGATATTGTAAATACACCTGAAGACAATGCATACCCTGCACTACCTTGAAGTAAACTTGTAAGCAACATATCACAATAAGATTCTTTTAATGTGCCTGATAATTGTATCTCTGTTACTGTATTTTTATTAGTTTGAAAGAAATCCAACTTATCAACAAATCTACTGCCTGTTCTTTGCTCCATAACTTGTGTTGGTGCTAATGATGGAAATGAAATTGAATCAACATCAATCTTTGTCATTCCATTTACTAAACCTGTACCAAATGCTGTTTGTGATTGAATCCCCACCTCAAATTCTTTTGGTGAGAAAGTTACTGCACTAATAGCCATTACTATTCTCCTTTATCTTTTTTTGTTTTTGATTTTGGGGAATCACCCACTTCTATTACAAAATCTTTTGCATATTTAGGTATTGAATCTAATTCTACAACTCCACCACTATTTAATTTTTCAAAGACATCATTATCCATGCCTTTATTTGAACCAACCCACGAAACATCCATAGGCTTATCTTTTAATTTTACTTTCATAAACTCTCCTAACTTAAATTACTTTGATGCTGACATTGCCAAGTCCAATTAACTACATATGAATTTTCATCTCCACCAACATCTAATTGTGTTGATTGAACCCTGCAGTTAAATGCTCTTGTACTATCTGCTAAAGTCATGGCAATATTGTCATGCACTAAAGCCTCTATCCTTGAAACAAATCTTAATACATGGTCTAAGGCTCTCTTCTTTATGTTAGGGTTCTTGAACACATAGACAATCAATACTGTAAATGTCCTTGTTTCTGAACTAAGCATGTAATCATTTAAACTGCTACTTACAGGAACAAGCCTAACATAATTATTACTCTCCATATCTTCATTCCCAATGCACACTTGTAATGCATTGCCAAACTCTGAACGAAAGATATTACCAAGTTTATCAAGTATATTCTTCCAATTATTTGTAAAAGTTATAGCCATAATTTATTATATCTCTATGTTATATGCAATAAAACTCTAGTTTAAATACCTTCTTTGTCTACCATGTCGAGTCATCTTAATACTTCTAACTCCACCAATATTATCATCAATAGATTCTTGATAACCAAATGCTTCTATTTCCCACTCATCATTAGCAGTAGCCTGTGAAGAATCATTCTTACCTGCAAATCTAATCTGAAGACCATTCCCTATAGATTGATACTGACCATTAATAATTTCATCTGTTATTATTTGGTTTGTTTTTAATCCATCTGTATCACCACCAAATACACTAAACTTAGAAGTGCCAATCACACCTCCTGTTGTAATGATAACTTTTATATTGTCAAACACTCCATTAAAACTACCTCTTGTATCTACAATATGTAATCCATTTGAATTTTGAGGAGCAGTCACTTCTCTTATTATACCTTTAGATGCATCACCTGTAACACTTCCTGATAGTCTTGTCTTGCCTTCATTAAGTTGTGCAATGTTAAAGTTTGCCTCACCAAGCAAAGATTCTGCAGTAGTAGAGTTAGGGTCAGAAGAGTTTACAAGAAAGTAAGCACTAATAAGTGCAGTTGTTCTTATAATTATATAATCAAAGTTACCTTCTTTATCTTTGAATTGGTCACGAGGAAGATTAGCATCTATTCTTGAATCTAAATATCTTGATGCATTCTTCATAATTCTTGCCATTAGTGTAACAAAGTCTTCACCTGCTTCTATCAATCTATCATTAGGATTGCCATGTGCTGACGATGAATAATAATATAAAGCATCTGCAGATGAATCATAAAACCATTGACCATTACCACTAACATTTACTTGGTCTGCCTGTGCTGAACCTAAGTTCCTACCATCTTCAAATAAAGCAGTTACTATACCTGTATTATAGGCAACATATCTATCCCCTGAATCTACAACCCAACCATAAACTGCATCCTTAGAATCAAATTCATCAACATTTGGGAATACATCCTCAACATCTCTTGTTGTACAATAAGTAGAACTAATTGCCATTTTTATCTCCTACCATTTTTTGCAAGACCAATATCTTGCAGTTAATTTGTTTTTAGCAGTAGCACATTTATGCCTTGCTCTAAATGATTTTCTTCTAGCAGGAGAAGATTTTTTAATCCTCATATTAGGGTCACCAAAAGTTATTCTCTTTACTCTTTTCCCTGCCTGTACATAAACTTGAAATTTTTTTCTACCATATCCTGCTTGACCTTTAGAAATACGAGTGGGTTTATTAAGCCTAACTGACCTTCCTTTAAATTTAGCCATTTCACCTCTTCTTTCTTTTTTTCATTTTCTTTTTTTTCTTGCCTGTCTTTTTTTTCCCATAATGATATGGCATAATAGTTACCTCGCCCTTCTTACTTTTCTTGCTGTCTTTTTAGAATATTTTGCCCTTTGTTTTCCTTTAGCAGATGCCTTTCTTTTTTTTCTGTTCTCATAAGCCTTTTGACTTTTAGTCAATCCTGCTCTAACTGATTTTGGTAAATACCTTCCTCTTTTTTTGCGAGGCTTTTTAGAATCACCCTTACTTATATATCCCCATTTCTGCTTAGTCCACTTCTTCAATGAGCGTTGTGATTTCTTTAAAGCCATTACTTATAACCTCCACCTTTAGCCTTGTACTGCTTTGCTAACATTTGAGCTTTTCGTGCTGACCATTGACCTGCTCTGCCACCCTTACTACCACGAAGAATCTTATTAAAAAGCCTTTTACGCATAGTAGGTTTAGTATAATTACCTGCTTGGTTTACTCTGCTTTTGGCTTTTTTAGTTTTTTTCTTTTTTCTTGCCATCTTAATTAAACGCTAATATTTGTGCTACTGCGTGTTTATGTTGGTTTACAGACCTTACAACTATATTTTTTATTGAGTGGTAGTCATTAGCATTGTTACCATTTGATAGAGCAGAATCATAATTAAATGAAACTTTAAATTCTGCATTTGGTGGAGCTCCTCTTAAAGTTATTGCAGAAGAAGAGTAATCTATTGTTCCATTACAAGTTCCATAAATATTGCCATATCCATCATCATATGCAAATGAATCTTCATTAGGAGCAGTTTTACCATCTTTATAAATAATAGCATCAGGAGTACTTGATGGCACAGCAAATTCTATACTTCCAATAGCAGGTATTCTTCCAACCCCAAATATATTATTTACACCTCCTGAGCCTGTAGCACTTGCTAAAGCTATTGATGATGTACTCCAATTTGTTCTTGATGTAAACCTTATATCGCCATTAACAATCCCAACACTAACACCTTTTTCAAATAAGTGTCCTGCAGTATAATATTGAGCATCTAAAGCATCTTGAATCTTTTGAATTACTCCATCAGAACCACCAAACTTAGTATTTGAGCCTAAAGTAAATGATAAGTCTGTAAATGTAGAGCCTCCATCAACAGTAATGTTAAACCCATAAAGCGTTGAAGCAGTTAAGCCTGATTCTGTAGAATTGGTGACACCTGACATTCCTAATTCTTGATATGCTCCCTCTGTATAAAATTGTATTGCTACACTACCCTTTACTAATCCATCTGCTTCATTGGTAATGTTTCTATGTGCTATTGCATTACCATCTAAAGGAATTATACTTGAAGAAAAATGACCTGAATTATCAGTAGCTACTATTTCAGCATTAGCTCCATTTTTCATAGACCCTGCATCTTGCATTGTATTATAATAAGAAAAATATATAGGAGAGCTATTATCGTGTCCTTGATTGTAATTAGTTTCACCTGAATTTCCTGCATCTGTTCCATACTGTGCTCTTTTAACAGTTATTTGTGTTGCACCATCTATACTTACAACTTCCATTACTTCTCTATAATTATTTGCTGTTGTAGCTCCTTGTCCAAGTTGTATTATATCTCCAATTTGAAACGCATATCCACCATTAGATGAAACAGTTAATTCAACTTCAGTTCCATCTACATCTTCAGCCAAAGTAACGCCACTATTAGAATATCCTGTTACTGCTTTAAGCGATGTGTAAGTTCCTGCATTTGAAGCAGATGTATTTTCATCAAATGATATTATTTGTGCATGTGGTAGAACTATAAATTCTTTTGGTCTTAAAAGAGTTGAAGGGTAATGAAATGTGCTTCCATCAGTATCATCAGGAGTTCCATTAGTCCAATGCTTTACTTTAAATTGCACTTCAATAGTTTGGTCAGATGGATTATTAACGACTATTAATTTAGCATCCTTTAAACTGTTTAAAGTAAGGTCATTTGGGTCAAATTGCATCCCTCCTGCAAAATTGCCATCATTATCAACTGTCTGTTCTAAATTAAATACTTGGTCGAAAGAAGATGCAGGTAGATGTAAATTAAAACCTTTATCTCCTGCTTGTAAATTTAAATTTCCTGTTAATCTTGCCATAATTTATTCCCTATTTTAAATGATATTTAATTTTGCAATCAACGCCAACATCTGAGTTTATTGTATCTTGTTCTAATGTTAAAACTAATACCCTGTTTGCTGATACCTCTGAAGGTGAAGCTGAAAGTGTTTGATAATGCAACCTACCATTATCTGTAGTAGTTATATCTGAACCTGAAGCAATTATTGCTCCATCTGTTAAATCTCCACAAGTTGCTCCTGCACTTGTTTCTATTGCATAAGACATTAGGTGAAATCTAACTACATCAGAGCCACTATCCTCATTGCCTATCCATATATACACTTGGTCTATAATAATAGCATCAGGCAAAAAGTGCCATAATTTGGGAATATGAGCTCCAGCTGTTGCATAAGTCTGTGTTAAGTCAGGGTCAGAACCACTACCAAAATTTGGAATTGTGGCTGATTGTGCATATCCATGAGAGCCATTTGCAGGTATTGCAAAATGAGTTCCTGCTGTAAAACCTGAAGAAAAAGCTGGGTCACATCCATATTCTAAATAGCCAGTATTAGCATACTGTTGACCTAATCCAGTTTTTACAACTTTATTTGTTGTATCTACTAATAGTAAATCTTCAGATGACCCTGATTCTACTGAAAAGGTATTAGTTCCATTAGTAACAGGATGCACCTTAAATTCATCATCAGATACATAAATAGAACTTACTGTGCCCTCACCATCAACTATATTCCTTAATGTTCCATCTACTCCATTATTACTATTATTCATTTGAAGTAAATCTTTATAGGTTGATGCTTTTGTTTTTCCTGTTAAACTCATTGTGAATTAATCCAATCTACTATTTCATTAATTTTTTTTATAGCCAAAATAATCATTGATTCTAAATCTTCATCACCTTGTGATTGCCAATCATCTTCTGCCCAATTAGGTAAATTTAATTTTTCCATACTACCCCTAACTAAAATCTGCTATTGTGTAATTCATATAAAAATTAGCCCCATCTATACTGCCTGATGTTATTGCACTACTTAATTTTAGTGATATACCCAAACTAGTTACATCATCATCAGGATATACTTCTGTTGGTACTCCAAAACCAAACAAATATGTTCTATCACCTGTTTCATTCCACATAAACCTTCTAATTTGTGATAAGTATTTACCAAAAGCAGTGCCTCCACTTGCACCTGCATAGTAAGCCACTAAATTAGCACTTGATGAACTTTGAGTAGTTGAAGAATCCCTGTTTACAAGTATAATAGCATTTAATGGTATAATTACTTTATCTGCTCCTGCTCCTGCTACTACTACTTTAGCAGTATTATGCAAATCATTAAACTCTGCTTCTGAAATTGCTACTGATGCTTTATATACTATTTGAGTAGCATTAGAAACTGTACTTTCTGTAACACCTGCCCCTGAATCTACATAAGCCTTAATAGATTGTTGTGTAGCAAGTTTTACAGCACTATTACTTGCCATATTGTCTTCGTCTAATACTGCTGTCATTGAAGTACCACCCCCAATAGAAAGCCTATCAACACTTACAATATCTATATTGGTAATATCATTAGTACCAAAATCAACATTACCTGACATAGTTCCACCTGAAAGAGGTAGTTTAGTATCATCAGAAGCAGTTACGCCTATTGTATTTCCAGTAACTTCTAAATTATTTACTCTTACGCTATCTGTAGAAATATCCATAGCAGTATGATTGCCATCTCCATCTAATACTTTATGAAGATGTTTATCAATACCTTTTTCCATGTTCAAGGGTTTAGACATTAAAGTGCTTTCTTAATAGCCTTTTTAATTACTTCTTCAACTGTATCATATAGAGCGTTAAATGCTTTTTCCTCTGTCTTTTCTGACAAGAATGGAATATCTACATTTTTATTTAGTGCATCTACAACTTCTTTTTGTAGTTCATCGCTAAACACTTCATCTATTATATCATCACCTAGTTTTCCAAAAATACTCATTTTTCTTCCTTCATTTGTTTTATTTCTTGCCTTAGTT